TTTAATAAATTTTGCGCTACCTTCACAGCATCCATCATTTTTCCTTATCTTTAATTTCAACAACTGTCAAGCATACAGGGCAACGATAAACATCTTTCAGTTCTATTTTGTTCAACGCTACTTTACACCTAATACAAAGTTTTTCTGTCATTTAGTTAAACCTTTTTGCTTCTCGTATGTCCGCAATCCACCAATTCCTAGCATTCCGCCAAGAACAGTTAAAAGTGTACCCATATCAAATTCAGGCAATTCTGGCAACTCTGCACCAGCAAATGTTGCACCAAATATAATTAAATCTTTAAGTATAAAATGATATGCAAACGCAATAGCGCAAACCCATCCCACCGCTGGGCGCCAACCACCTTTAAATACAGACCCACTTGCAGCTTCAGCTTTGTTTATTTCTAACTGACCAAGCAAAGCCTCTTGCGCGTGTTTCTCGGACATTGTGGCTATCTCGTGGGCGAGCTTTGCCTTTTGATCCTTATCTTCTATGAATTTATCTAAAAGTCCAGTTACTGGACCTATAAGTGCTTGTAACATCGCTACCTCCTAATACACTTTAGTTCTTTTTTCATTTACATATGCCACAAGTTTACACATACATTTGTAACTTTCAACCTTTTCTGGAATTTGCACAGATTGTTGATTAAGTTTTTCGGCATAATACAAACAATCATTTACACTTTTAAAATATATTTTTGCGTCAATATTCATGTTTAAAAAGCACGTTAGTAAAAAAGCACTCATTTTTTATTTTTATTTAAAATCTGTTTTAAGAACTGAATTGATTCATTAAACTTGGAAAACAAGTATTCATTTGTTTTTTCCATTGCATTTAAAATTTGTAAGACTAATTTTTTCATCATTTTTTTTCTTTTGAACTGGTGACATTAATATCTCCTTTATGCTCGTGCCCCATCCAAATGCCGAAAACACCTGTCATAACACCCATAACGACTGATACGAAAGCGGATTGACTGGCAGTTGGTGAATCGAGTTGCATGAACCATTCTGCACATCTCCAAGACATTATTGTACTTACTAGCATCATCAATCTTGGCAGTATTTTCCATTTTAAAAAAGTTTCTACACTCATCTTAAAATCTCATTTAATCCAAAAACTTCCAGCAACATAAAGGTAAGAAACAATAGCAAAACCCCACCTGCTATAAGTTTACCAGAAAAATTTGTTGAACCTATGCGTATTGCCACAAATTCATTACCAAGTATTCGTAATATAAGCTCAAAACTGTTCTCTCCTACCTTTAAATCAATAGGTTTTTTATCTTTGTCACTCATCCTCTTTTCTCCTTATATAACCATGCAAGAAATATTATAAAACCTACAATTGTGCAAAACAAAAAAAACCATCCAATGCCTTCCCATATTTTTCTAATAAATTCTTGTCTTTCATAAATCTCCTCTTTTCTTCTCTTTCTAATCTCAGCTTCCATAGCCAAAATCTCGTTCCAAGAATTAGCTCCATAGTGAAAATTTAAAAACGATTTTAGCTCTTGTCGTTGTGCTTCAAATTTTTTTTTAGCTGTAAAAGCTTCTATAGCACTAGCTTCTATTTCTTTTCCTTTAAATAGCTTTCTAAGTGGTGAGGCATTTTTAGCAGATTTCTCAGTATTCTCAACATCTGATACTGCACCCATCCAACGGCTTAAATCTTTACTCATAGACTCAATTTCGCGGCCTGCGGCAAAGCCACGTTTTATAGCGTTAAATGCCGTATTAGCGGCTGTAATAGCCATGCCGATTGAGGCGGGATCGAGCATTAAAATATTCCCTTAAATTTTTGTGGCTTTGCTATATCAGAAAACTTTTTAATTATTCCGCCATTACGTTTTTTTACGAGTTTTTTTCGATTTCCTTTTTGGCTTACTGACTTTGATTTCCGCACCGTTGACAACGCTATTGCTATCGCTTGCTTCTGTGGGTACTTCTCTGACATCAACTTCCTTATATTCTGGCTGATGGTTTTCTGGCTCTTGCCCTTCTTCAGTGGCATGACCTTGCTCCTTTAATAATATTCTTTGCCTTTTCTTCTCTTTTTCAACTTGCCATATTTTTTCTCTAATAGAACTTACCATAATTTATCCTTTCATTGCTCTCATAGCGGCTACATCACGAGTCGTTTGATCTCTTTGTGCTGCTATTTCTTCTTGTTGGTCTAATCTTTGTTGATCTAGTAAAACATCGTTTCTTTCTTTTTCTTTGTCAAATGTTTGTTTTTGATCAAACTGATCTTGTTTCTGTGCAATCTCCTGCCCTCTCAACGCTAACTCTTGTTTCCTAATGGTTACAAGTGGATCTTCGCTTGGAGGTGGTGTTAATGCTTGTGCATATTGCTCTTGTATTTCTGCTGCCAATTCAGCGCTTCTTGATGCTACTTGTGTAGCCATTTGTTGCATAGCATTAGGATCTTGTTGCATCATGGCTTGTTGCTCTGGTGGCACACTTTCCATTACTTCTTGTTGTGCCTGCAATTCAGACATCATTGCTATGTGTTCTGATATGTGTCCTTGTAGTGTCATTAATATTGCTGCATTAGCTTGAGCAACTGGTGTGCTAATCATGGCTAAATGAGCAGTAATATGTGCTTGATGATTTTGCTCTGGAAAAGCCTGCAGACTGCCACCCTTTAATGCCTCTTGATTTTCCTTTGCTGGATTCATGGGCATTGGCTGTGGGGGAGGTTGCAACACAGTTTCTATGTTCGTAACCCCTAACGCTTCATACATTTTTCTATAAGCTTGATACATTCCATTCGGTCCATGAATATCAGGATTGCTTTGTGCTAATTGTAATTGTGTTTGTGCTAATGCAATCCTTTGTGACATAGAAAATATATTAGGATCTGAAACAGGTAATATATCTACCCTATCATCAAAATCTGTTTGCTTAATCTCTGGTGGTGCTCCTGGCACTTGATAAGGATACATGGGAACATCCATAGCAAACAATCGTGCAAGTAACTTAAACTCTATCTTTTGTGAGTAATGTAGGCGTTTATGAATTGCAGACATTACTTTGGTGCCACGTTCCATAATAGCCATTGTCGTGCCAACTGGTGCGTTGCCTTGCATCTCACCAACTTTCATGTCAGCCATTGATGCAAAGCGTCTGCCAGAGTCAATTAAAGTTCCAAGTAAAGAATACAAGGTTTGAGATGGCTCCTTAAATGGTAAAGGCATAATTGCTTGACGCAAATCCATGCCAACCATATCTACATCTCTGAACTCGCCAGGATTTAGTGGAGACTCGTCATCTCTAATCCTTGCACCTCTTGCTTTAAACCCTGCAGGTAAGTTTGACAAAGTACCCGCATCAATTAATTGTCTAAGTATTGATGTTGATGCTCTTGATAACCCACCTATCATATGAGTAAGGCCAAAGCCATAAAAGCCAAGACCAGGTAAGAACTTATAATGAACAAAATAAGGGATCTTCCTACGGAACGGATCACCTTCATTGAAATTACGCTTGATCGATAATATTTCACCAGATTTCTCCACTATGGTTACGACATAGGGCATTTTTAATCCAGTAGGTTCTCCGTCTTGTCCAACATCCTCGAATCCAACTAAATCTAAATCTGTGTGAATTTCATATAAAGTAATTTCTTCATTATCGCTTGTACTTTTTCCTACACCCTGTATGTCGTCAATTGTTTCTTTGACCTCATCATAGTTCGTACCTCCACTATCTGATGAGGGTAAATCTATATCTCTATAAAACCCTTGAAGTTGCAACTTCCTTACCTCGTTTTTGCCCATACGGACAACATGAGTTATGCGTGAAGATGTTCGTAAATCTGTTGCATTGTAAGGAACAATTAAGTCCTCTGCATGAACAAACTTTGAAACAGCTCTCTGCATAGAAGGGTCAAAATAAACTTTTTTAAATGATGAACCTACAATTGGAAGATAAAATAACATTTGATCTAACTCTGGATCATATTCTTCCATTTCATAAGTTATCTGATAATTCATATAATTTTTAACACGTTCTGCTTGTGCTAATAACTCTGGGTTTTCTGAACCAACAATATGCGTTCTAACAGGACCACTTGCTGGCAACATCTCTCTGTATGCTTGTGCTTGAAACTGTGTAACACTTTCTGCTAATAATGGGTGAACCACACCAGAGGCGCCTTCAAAAGGCTCTGCTCTATCTTCATAGTTCATTCCAAGTAATTCTAATCCACCTTTATACTGCTCTTCCCAATCTCTTCTTGATGAAATATCATCATTAATGGCACCAACTAAATCGTTTGAAATAACACCCAAATCACCATCTTCAATTAATTCAGCTAAGTTAGCATCAAAAGAAACTGGCATTGTTGCTTGTATTTCTTGTTGCATTTCACCAATAATTGCAGAGCCATCATCAAGTTCAGTTACACCTGGAGTAATCTCTGCTTCAGGTAAAGAAACTTGAATACCTTGTGGTTGCTCTGGGTTTTCTACACCATTTACTTTTTCAATAGCCATGTTTATCTAATTTTAAATTTCCCACCTGCTCTAGCAGCACCCATGCCTCTA